CATTGGAGAAAGTATTATCTCTTCGTGGGGTTGAATATGACCGTATAGACAGTGGAGATCATCAAATTGGTGTGATTGCTCAAGAGGTTGAAAAGGTTGTTCCTGCGGTTGTTTATGGTGATGAAATTAAATCAGTTGCTTATGCAAATATAGTTGCATTACTCATAGAAGCAATCAAAGAACAACAGAAAGAAATTGAAAAGATAAAGGAAAAACTTAACTAAATACTTAATAAATAAATGAAAGAAAGATTATATCACTATGGCAGTCTTAGGATCTACTAGCTTAACTGGGTGTAATAGTATTCCAGATTTTATTCTTGGTGGAAGTTTGATGCTGTTTCAACAAACAGCAGCACCACCTGGATGGACTAAACAAACAACACACAATAACAAAGCACTCCGAGTTGTATCTGGCAGTGCAACACCAGGTGGCGGTCCTTTGACATTTACCCAAGTATTTACATCTAGAACTCCTAGTGGAACGGTTAATCAGCATACACTCTCTGCACCACAGCTTGCGTCTCACAATCACCCTGGTGGGGTTTCATTTCCAGGAGCAAGGGTCAATCCATTACCGACAACCCCCACCCCCACCTACACTCCCCCAGGTTTGTTTGGCGTTGTTCCGAGTCAAACCGGAAACAACAGTCCAGCAAATAATGGACACGATCACCCATTCACAGGCGACGCACAGGACTTTGCAGTTGCCTATGTGGACTTAATTATTTGCGCGAAAAACTAAACTTGACTTATAATTGTTATTATGTTAAAATTAACGACAACTACAATAAAAAAGAGGTAACATGAGACTTATAATTATTCCAGAAGACACTATGATTTCAATAGACGGGTGCGTTGTTCGGGAATGTGATATGTCTTGGGTTCCTGAATTTACTGGTAATTATACTGGTGTATCACAAAAAGTTCATGCGCTACAATGGTTTGATGATCATGGAGAAATTGAACTTCGAAGTCATGATCTTGCGATACCAATAACAGAACTAGGAATTTTTGAGCAAGCAGTAACTATACATGCAGAAAGAAAGGCAATATTAGAAGCAGAAAAAGAAGAAGCAGAAAAGGCTCTTGCATCTCAGGAAGCAGAACGACACGAATTATTGTATGGAGTAACCGACATTGATATAGATCAACTTCTTGCAGAACTTGAGGCTGGAGTAACCGACATTGATACAGATCAACTTCTTGCAGAACTTGAGGCTGAGGACGATAATGAGAATGTAGGTATTGCAAGCACATAATCTATAGTAATTGTTGATGGATAAATTAAAAAATATTCCACATATTCGTTATTTAAATTTAGATGAACGATTAGATAGGAGAGATTACTTAGAAAATCAATTTAAAAAATATGGTATATCTAATTATGTAAGAATATCTGCAAATAGATATGGCCCACATAATTATGAAGATTGGGAAAAACAATTAATATTTGAAAAAAGAAATAATAAAATAAGTTATATTTCAATTTTAGTTAATCAATTGCAAAGTATAATTGATTGGTATAACGAAAATGTATCTGAAACTTGTTTGATTTTAGAAGACGATTTAAATTTTTCTACTGTTAACTACTGGTCTTTTGATTGGGATTATCTCGTAAATAGATTGCCCTGTAATTGGGATTGTGTTCAGTTTCATATAATTGGGGAAAGGTATATCCCTATGGGATTAACAAGACGAACTAAAAATAATCATGGGGCAACTTGTTATCTAATCAATAGAAGATATGCTAAAAAACTTATTGATATGCATTATGTAAATGGTAAGTTTAAATTCTATAATAACTATGGATATGCAGCATATTGGTCTATCTATCATTACCAATCTCCAGATTTTGTTCCATATGAAATAGGAATTACATATTCATTTCCTATTTTTATTACTAATTCTACTTTCGGCAGTGATTGTTATGATGGAAAAATTAACATGATGGCTAGAAAATCAGATTCTTTAATATTAAAATGGTGGAGAGAGGACTCACAAAAATATTCTTTAGATGATCTTTTTTTATTAGACAAGTTAAGATTAAAAGAACTGATAATTCCAATTTCTTATAGTAATGATGACACTAGAGCATCCTTTGGACATACTCATAATGGACTAACATGACATTACACCCAAAGTTAGTTGGCATTCCTCACATTTATTATATAAACTTAGAAGATCGCACAGATAGAAAAGAGTTTATGGAAAATCAATTTAAAAATTTAGGTATTAAAAATTATACAAGAGTAAATGCATCAGAATTTTTAAAGGATGATATTTCAACATGGGAAGATAATATACATTTTCCTCATCGTATACCTGCTCACACCAACTCTATTGGGGTAAACTTTAGAAAATCTAATTGTGTTAGTTTATCTCATATGGAAACAATAAGAAAATGGGTTGAAGAAACTTCTGAAGAACACATGATTATTATGGAAGATGATAATGATTTGAGGTTGGTAAAATATTGGCACTTTGATTGGGAATATTTGATGAATAATATACCTTATGATTGGGATGCAGTACAATTAATGTACAATGCTGACAATGTAATATATTGTTTTTTACATCCCAAAAAAGAAATAACTTGGAATGGTCCTTTGCTTATTAATAGAGATTATGCAAAAAAATTAATTTCCCTATATTATTTCCAAGGAAAATATAATTTTAGGAAAAAAATGAATAGGAGGGATTTTCCGTTTTACAATTTAAATGGTAGTAGATATAGATATGTTGATGTTGATGATTTTTTGGGGTTTAATGGTAAAGTATATCAATTGCCATTATTTACTACAAATCCCGATTTTGAAGAACCAGTCAAACATCATCACGTACAATCTAGAAAAGCTCATTTAATGTGGTGGATTCAATTGCGAGATAAGTTTACTTTAGAGGATTTTTTTACTTATGGTAAACCTTATGACCATCAAATGAAGATTAAGATAAGTTGAATGGAAAAATTTAAAGAAATTGCTACAATTTATTACATTACAAGATTTGACAATTATAAATTACAAGAGTATACTGAAACTAACTTAGAAAAAAATCAAATTTTTAATTTTAATAAAGTAACATACCATGATAATTTTTCTGAAAATAATGAATTAAATTTTTCTATTTCTATCATTAAAACTTTAACAACATGGTTAGAAAAAAGTAGTGAAAAGTATGTTATAATATCTACAGATGACATTGATTATGAGTATGTTGATTATTTTCATTTTGATTGGAATTTCTTAATGAACAATCTCCCATATGATATGGATTCTCTTCAACTAGGATTTGAGGATAAATTGGAAATATTACCATGTTCTTTACATCCTGTTAAAGATTCTTATGGATTTGGGATGACGCTAATGAAAAGACGATATGTTGAAAAATTAGTCAAACTTCATTATATTAATGGTGAATATAAATTTAATCACAAAATTTCTAATGTATTTTGGAAAAGATCTGATAACTTTGTTACTCCACACTATTTTTTAAATCAAAGTGGAAGAGGATATTCTATACCAATGTTTCCAAGAAATCCCGATTTAGTGAGTGATAAATATTTTACTAAAGAATCCCTTCAAAATCATAAAAAGTTATATTCACTGTGGTGGAAAAAACTTAGAGACACAAGAATATTGGACAATTTTTTTTGTTATTTAACTACTAACGATCTTATTTTAAAATTACCTGAAGAACATGAATCAAAAACTATTAGATAATAATTATATTATCATTCCAAATTTTATATCTTCCTATAGAGCAAATAAACTCAAAGATGAATTTGTAGAGTTTTCTCAACAAAATAATCTAGGAGGGGACTCTCAAATTCCAACTTCTCATTCTGATTATAATTACATTTCATTTTTGGAACTTTTGTGTGAAAAAACACCAGAAATATCTGAAATATTGGAAGAAACTGTTTTACCAACATACACATACGCCAGGGTTTATAAGAATGGATCTGTATTAGAAAAACATTCTGATAGAGATTCCTGTGAAATTTCTTTGACCTTACATTTAGGTGGTGATAAACCTTGGTTAATCTGGATCAAAACTCCAGAAGGAGAAGATCGTTCTGTCGAATTGAACCCAGGAGATGCAATGATGTATCGTGGGACAATCGCAGAACACTGGAGAGATGAGTATGTTGGCGAAGAGTATGTTCAGGTATTTCTTCATTATGTAAGAAGTAGAGGAGATTGTGCATATACTTATTTTGATACTGAAAATCATAAGGGAAAACATGGCAATCATAATAAAAATGTGACAATTGATAAAACTTTAGAGGTGGAAGTGAAAGAAGATACTATCAAACGTCCTCCAATTTTAATTAAACCAGCATCTAAATTAGAAGATTTTGTACAAGTATTTGATAACGTTTTATCTCCAGAAAATTGTAATCTAATACTGAATGAATATAAAAATACATCCGAATGGGAAGATACTCGTACTGGTGATGGTAAAGTAACGAAAAATACACGCAATTGTATGGAAATTCCAATTTCTTACCAACACATATTGGAACAAAATTTTGATGTTAGAAAAAACTTGGACAATATAGTTTTTGAATCAGTAAGTAAAGTAATTAATACTTATAATGAGATTGTTCCTACATTCCATATAGATATTGATACTGGATATCACCTTCTCAGGTATAAAGAGGGGGAGTTTTATACACAACATACTGACTCTTTTAAACAACAACAAAGGTCTTTATCTTGTTCTATTCAATTAAATGAAGATTATGAGGGAGGAGAATTTGCTCTCTTTGATCGTGAAATGATGATAAGAACCAGCCCTGGATCTGCTATTGTATTCCCATCAAACTTCATGTATCCTCATGAAATTATGCCTGTCATTAAAGGAACTAGATATTCCATTATTACTTGGTTGGTATGAAATATTATTATGTAAGAAAAATACTTGAGAAGGATCAAATATCTGAAATAAACAACACAATCGAAAACGCAAATAAAAATGATTCTTGGGTTGATGGACTGATGACTGGTGGTGGAACAAAGAAAGTAAAAAATAATTTAGAACTAAGTGATGCAAATTCTGCACAAGTTATTAATGAGTATATAATGTCTTCACTGGACAATGATAAAGAATTTTTAAATTTTACAACACCAACAACAACAAATTTAAATATAGTTTCAAAGACACAATCTGGAGGATATTACAAACCTCATAAGGATAATTGGCATAACGGAGATTATAGCACTACTGTGTTCTTGAATAGTCCTGAAGAATATGGTGGTGGGGAATTGTGTTTATATCTTGGTGGGGAAGAAGAGATTAAGATAAAACTTGATGCTGGTTGGGGAATTACATACTCTACTGGAATTTTGCATCGAGTAAATGAAGTATCTTTTGGAAATAGATACGTGTCAGTATTTTGGACAAAATCTGCGATTAAAGATCCATTTATAAGACATATATATTCTGAAATAAGTAATGTTGGTAATTACTTAGAACAACAAAAAATTCCAATTCATGTATCAGATTGTATTGGAGCAACTAAAGATCCATTATTTTCACTTGAAAATTTAAAAAATGAAATACTTAGAAAATATTCTTTATAATAAAACAGCACTTGTTCTTGGTGCTGGTGGTTTCATCGGAAGTCACATGGTTAAAAGATTAAAGAAAGAAGGATATTGGGTGCGTGGAGTAGATATAAAATATCCAGACCACTCTATAAGTGCTGCAGACGAATTTATTCAAGGGGATCTTACGAACCAAATTTTTGTAGAAAAGGTTCTTTCTGATACTTTTGATGAAATTTATCAGTTTGCTGCCGATATGGGAGGAGCCGGATACATTTTTACTGGTGATCATGATGCAGATGTGATGAACAATTCTTCAACAATTAATTTAAATGTTCTTCGTTCTCTAAAACATTTAAATGAAGTAACTGGAGTAAATAAAACAACTATTTTCTTTTCTTCATCTGCATGTGTTTATCCAGAACACATTCAAATGGATGTAAAAAATCCTGGACTTAAGGAAAGTGATGCTTATCCCGCTGGACCTGATAGTGAATATGGGTGGGAAAAACTATTCTCGGAACGGTTGTACTTTGCTTATAATCGTAATTATGGTATACCAGTTAGGGTTGCTCGTTACCACAATATTTTTGGTCCCGAAGGATCTTGGAGAGGTGGTAAAGAAAAGTCACCCGCAGCAATCTGTCGCAAGGTAGCAGATCTTCCACTTGAAGGTGGTGAAGTTGAAATCTGGGGAGATGGTGAGCAAACACGTTCATTTCTTTATATTGATGAGTGTGTGGAAGCAACTTATCGTCTTGTTCAATCCGATTTTATGGGACCAGTAAACATCGGTTCGGAAGAGATGGTGAGCATCAATACTCTTGCAGATATTGCCGCTAAAGTTGCAGGTAAAACAATTACTAAAAAGTACATTGATGGACCACTTGGAGTTCGTGGACGTAATTCAAATAATGATTTGATTCGTAAGAAACTTCAATGGGATTATTCAATGTCTCTTAAAGATGGCATTGCAAAAACATATGATTGGATCAATTCGCAATTGTGAACATTACTATTTTAGGATCTGCGGGTCAAATTGGGGCATATCTTTTAAATTATCTCCGCGATAAAGGCCATGAAGTTACTGGTATTGATATAGTTAATGGTCCTGAAAATGACCTACGTATAACTCCAAACAGTTATGTTGAGAATGCAATTAAGCATTCTGACTTTGTATTTTTCTTTGCATTTGATGTAGGTGGATCTGAGTATCTTAAAAAGTATCAACACACCTTTGATTTTATTAATAATAATACTCTTCTCATAGCAAATACCTTCAATTTACTTAACAAGTATAAGAAGAGGTTTATATTTTCATCATCTCAAATGAGTAACATGAGTTATTCTCCTTATGGTGCAATGAAGCGTGTGGGGGAACTTTATACCACAGCATTGAAGGGATTAACTGTTAAGTTCTGGAATGTGTATGGTATTGAAAATAATCGTGAAAAGGCACATGTTATTACAGATTTTATTTGTAAAGGATTTGAGGAAGGTGATTTTGAAATGTTGACTGACGGTACAGAAGAACGTCAGTTTCTTTATGTTGAAGACTGCTGTAAAGCATTAGAGACTGTGATGGAATCATACGCTGATTTTAAACCAGAAGATCCTCTTCACATTACTTCCTTTAAGACAACCACAATTAATGAGGTATCTTCAATTATTAGTGAATGCTTCAATCTTATTGGAAAACCAATTAAAATTAAACCTGGTCTTGCAAAAGATAGTGTGCAAATGAATAAACAAAATGAAGCAGATTTGTATATTACTTCCTGGTGGTTGCCTGAAACTACAATAAATGATGGGATTGTAAAATTGTTTAATATAATGAGTTCCAAATATGATTAGTAATAATTTAAAAACTTTAATTGTATTAATAGGGGAATGTAGAGGAGGAGAAGAAACATGGAGAACCATGTATCAAAATCTTATGATTCCATACGATGCTGATTTAGCTCTTTGTGTAGGTAAAAAAAATAATGAATCTATAAAGGAAAATTTTTTAACCAAAAAAAGTAACTATATATGGACTATAAATGAATATGAAGATTGGTATGATTATTTTAGAGAAAATTTTGGAAACTCTGGATTTTGGGAGTCCAATCTTGTATATGGATTGAAGGGGGGTGGGGGAACACGAGGAGTAATACCAATAATATTCAAACATTTTATCCATCAAAATTATAGTAAAATATTGGAGAAATATGATAGAATAATATTAACAAGAACTGATATGTATTATATCCATGAATATCCGATATTATCCAATGATCATTTTTGGCTAATGAATGGAGAAGATCATGGAGGATATTGTGATAGATTTTTTTGTTTTCCCTCAAAATATTTAAAGGAGTGTTTAAATATATGTGAATATGTTAATAGTAAAGAATTAAATATACTATTGACTAAAATGTATGATCAAAATAATAATTTGTCATTTATAAGCCCCTGGAGATCCTTTTTTTCCGGTGATTCCTTAGGCTCTCTTAACACTAAAGATTTGTATCCGATAGAAAAGGGGATGTTTAATTCAGAATGTTATCACAGATTATATTTTGAATACACTGGAATTGTATATAAAATAAGAAGATGTCCGGTTCTTCAGTTTGTGGTATCATCTCCAGAAGATACTACTAGGACTCCAGATTGGGAAAAAAAATCAACAAGATTCAAAAATGGATTAATAATAAGATATAAATCTGAGTTTATAGATGCTTTTAGAACGACCAAACTATTTAAAGTTCCCACATATATTGAATAGAATATGAATTTAAACGATAAGTTAAAAAATATACCAAAAATATATTATATAAATTTAGATGAAAGACCAGACAGAAAAAATTATACAGAATCTCAATTTGATGAATTAAAAATTAATAATTGGGAAAGATATTCTGCATCAAAATATAGAGTAGAAAATTTAGAAAATTGGCAATCATTAATAACGCATAAACTAAATTGTAATTCAAATTATGACATAATATGGGCTGCTGTAACAATAACTTATTTAAATTTAATTGAAGATTGGTTAATAAAAACATCTGACGAGTATGCAATTGTCATAGAAGATGATTATGATTTAATGATGTCTAAATATTGGCATTTTGATTGGGAATTTTTTATGAATAATATTCCCTATGATTGGGATATTATTCAGTTAAGTTACGAAAATCCATATCTTTATCCTTGCTTTCTTCACCCAACACTAGATAGTTCTGGTGTTGGAGCTCTATTAATAAACCGACATTTTGCTGAAAAATTAATCAGGTTACACAAAATTGATGGAAAATATTGTATAGATAAGAATAAAAATAAAATGTCCTCATGTTATTGGGGAAAGTCAGAAATTCATAACTTACAAGAATTTTTGGTAATGGATTATTTGGTAAAAATAGGAAGATCTTATTCTATTCCTTTAATGTATTCTTCGGTAGATTGGGGGAAAACGGATAAATTAAACAATGTAAAATCAGATCAATATAGATGTTTTAAACAATGTGAATATGCATGTAAATACTGGTGGATTAAAATGAGAGATAAATTTACTTTAGATGAATTTTTTACTTATGGAAAACCTAATGATCAATATGTAATTTTTGATAAATCTAAATCAAGTGATCATTTTATCTTATAGTAAAAAATGCTCAATATAACAAAATTTGACAAAAACCATTTGGCACCATCGTTTATAAAAATAAATTTACTTATGAAGAATTATGACATGTATATGGGGGAATGGTGTATTAGCCCTGAAGAAAATATTATATTTTTGTGCATAACAAAATGTGCTAGCACGTCAATTACAAAATTTTTAGGGGAAATAAATTATAATATAACTATAGATAGTAAATCCGAAGAAGATATTATAAAATATAAAAATGTTCAATTTTACTCAATAATAAGAAATCCAGAACTCCGATATATTTCAGGATTAAATCAGTTTATTCAAAGGCATTCTCAGGAAAACCACTTAGATTTAATGGAAAAAAATTTAGACGAAGAAAAATTCATTTTTGATGAACATACTTTATGCCAGCATTATTTTTTAGAAGATGTTATGAAATATCACAATATAAATTTAATACAGTTTGATGAAAATTTAAATGAAAAACTTTCTGATGTTTTTGGAGTAAAGGTATCTCTACCCAAATTAAATACTTCCAAAAATAATCACATTAAATTTTGTGAAAAAATGTACAATAAATACTGTGCGACTAATAAAAACTATTTAAGTTTATATAAAAAAGATTTTGAGTTATATAATATTTCAGTATAATTATGTTTAACCAAGTTGAAGAATTTGAAAATAAAATTGCCGAGTTTTATAATGCTCCATATGCAGTCGCAACAGATTGTTGTACTCATGCATTGGAGCTTTGTTTAAGATATGAAGGTTACAATAACATAACAGTACCAACACATACTTATATTTCAGTTCCCTTTACTCTTAGGAAATTAAATCTAAACTGGAAATTTCAATATCAAGAATGGAAAGATTTTTATTATCTTGGTAATACTAATATTATAGATGCTGCAGTTTATTGGAAACAAAATGGGTACATTCAAAACACTTATATGTGTCTAAGTTTTCAATATAAAAAACAATTAAGCCTTGGGAGAGGTGGTGCAATTCTCTTGCAAAATAGAGAAGATTATGATATACTAAAAAAGATGTCTTATGATGGAAGGTCTCCGAATCAACCTTGGATGGAACAAGACATAGATATTATGGGTTATCATTACTATATGACACCAGAGACGGGATTATTGGGATTAGAAAAACTAGAAAAAGTTAAAAATCAAATTCCTAAAGAATGGAGTCATGCAGATTATCCCGACTTAACACAAATGTCAGTATTCAAATGATCACTCATATAAAACCTAACTGGAATATAGAGGAATTTAAAACTCTTAATTATACTCTATCTACGCATAGAGATGAAGAGTTAGTGAATCAATATCTATTATCTGGACATAGTAAAGAAAAATTATCTATCTATAAGTATCATTTACCCAATCCAATGCCAAAATGCGTTGATGATTATATTGTCCCGCACTTTACTTTTTTGGATAAGGTTGCACCTGCAGTTAATTACTTTAAACCTGGTCAATATTTACCTCTTCATACAGATTTGTATGGTAAGTATGTGGAAATAAATGATATTAATTCTGAAAATATAGTAAGATGTATGGTAATGTTAGAAGACAGTGCCCCTGGTCAAATTTTACAAATAAAGGATAGGTGCATAGGATTTTGGAACTCTGGTGATTGTTTTTATTGGAATTACGATGAGATCCACGCATTTTATAATTTTAGTATGAAAGACCGATATGCAATTCAACTCACTGGTGTTTTGAAATGAAAAATTTATATATTTTAGAGTTGAGTGAACTTTATAATAGAGAAGCAAGACTCCCGTACAGCACTGGAGTAATATGGTCTTATTGTAAACAAAATCCAAAAATAAAAGATAATTATGATTTAGTTGAGTGGTTTTTTTATAAAGATTCTCCAGAAAATATTATTAAAAAAATTGTAAATCCTGATATAATAATATTTTCTTCTTTTATTTGGAATTGGGACATCAATAGACAAGTAGCAAAAAGCATAAAGAAAGAATATCCAAACTGCATTACGATTTTTGGTGGAGCCATGATGCCAACTCCAGAGATGTTTAAATCGGAAGGAGTTAATTCCTATTGGGAATGTGCCATGGATGAGTGGTTTGATGAACACCCATATGTTGACATAATATCTCATGGAGAAGGTGAAATTACTATCGAAGAACTATTAATTCAGTATTTAAAAAATACTGATTTCAGTAAAATTAAAGGTTGCACAACAAAAAATAGTTCATGTATGTTGAGGGATAGAATATCTGATATAAATTCAATGCCATCTCCATATTTGGATGGAACATTTGATGAATTTATGGAAAAATATATAAAAAATAATTTTGAAGTATGTGCTACTTTAGAATTAGTTCGTGGTTGCCCATATACATGCACATTCTGTGAACAGGGAAGTGCATATTATAATAAAATAGAAAAACAAAAAATAGATAAAGCAAAATCGGAGATAGATTGGATTGCAAAAAATAAAATTTCTTTTATTAGAGAATCTAATTCAAATTTTGGTTTATATTATGAAATGGATATGGAAGTAGCAAAATATTTGGTTGAATGTAATAAAAAATATGGATATCCAAAAAAATATAGAGTTGACTGGGCAAAGTCAAGAGCAGATAGATGTTTAGAAATTGCAAAAGTTCTTGCCGAATCTGATTTGCATAGAGGCACAACTGTAGCACTTCAATCTTTAGATAAAACTACAACAAAATATGTTAGAAGAAAAAATATGGATGATGGGGATTTAAAAAAAACATTAGACATGTACAATAAAGCAAAGGTACGTCCATACATAGAACTAATTTTAGGTCTTCCCGGAGAAACGAAGGATACCTTCATAGATGGTCTTTATAGTCTAATGGAATACGGTCATCATGGATATGTTTCTGTCTCACATTTAGAAGTTTTGCCTAATACTCTTTTTGCAGATCAAAATTATATTGATACTCATGAATTAAAAATTATTAACACCATGCCGCATACTTGTCATGTTAGTACCAATCTAGAAACAACAACATTCACAAAACTTGTAGTTAGTACAAAATATATGTCGTTTGAAGATTATCTCACATGTTGTCTTTATAAATGGTTTTTACTATCTTTACATGTTCTAGGACCAACTCAGTTTATAGCAAGATATTTTGGAAACTATAAAGAGTATTACAATGGATTATTTACTTGGATTAAAGATAATCCGAATACATTATTAGGAAAACAATTAAAAATAACTGAAGAAAATTTAAGAAAAATTTTAATTAATAATAGTACCCACCCCTGGGGAATAATCATACCCGATGTATGGGACGGTACTTGGGAATATGAAGAGGCAACTAATTATCATATCTTTAAAAACAAAAAACAATTTTATGAAGAATTGAATAATTATAAAAAAATTCCTGATAATGTATTGAAACATCAACTTGACAATGTTGTAGATCCTAATGTAGACTATGGTGGAGATTATTTTGAATGGATGAAAGAATGTTTGTGGTGGGGAAGAAAAAATGCTGCTTACCTAAGGGACTAAGAAAATGAAAAGTCAAAACGAATGGGATAAACTTAAGAAAGTAATAGTAGGCGTCGCGGATTATGCAAGAGTCCCAGAAGTAGACTTGAGTGTTCGCACAATTAACTATGCGGATCGACAAGATATATCCGATATTCCAGTGGGACTTTATCCTCAACAAGTTATAGATGAGGCAAATGAAGATCTTGAAATCTTTGTTAATTTTTTACTTGGGGAAGGTGTAGAAGTTTTAAGATCGCAAAAGCTCCCCACTAATTATTATAACTTTTGTCCAAGAGATGTAATTTTTACCCATAAAGATCTGACTGTAGCAACTCCGATGCCATTAAAGTGCAGAACAGATGCGTGGAAACCTTTAATCGATCATTTAGATACTACAATAATTGTTCCATGTAAATATCAAGATCAGTTATATAATCAAAATTGTGTAGGAGATAAAGACACTCTTGCTCTTACAGAAGTAACACCCGCATTTGATGCTGCAAATGTCCTTCGTGCAAATGATGATATTCTATATCTCGTTTCTAATAGTGGAAATGTTGCAGGAGCCAATTTACTTCAAGAAATGCTGAGAGATCGTGCAAAAGTACATCTTCTTCAAGATGTATATGCTTATATACATATAGATAGTACAATTGCATTTCTTCGTGAAGGTTTGATGTTACTAAATCCTGAAAGAATTAAATCTGTAGATGTTCTTCCAGAACCTTTTAAAAGTTGGGATGTGATTTGGTGTCCAGAACCTGTTGACATTGGTTATCGTCCAGGATATAATCATGGTTCTTATTGGGTTGCTAATATGAATCTCTTTAGTGTCAATCCTAATTTAGTTGTTTTAGAAGAACATCAAGAACAAACAAGAAAAGAATTGGAAAAACATGGCATAGAATGTGTGATGCTTTCATGGAGACATGGAAGAACTCTTAGTGGAGGGTTTCATTGTGTTACCTTGGACCTAGAAAGAGAAGGTAATTGATAATGAATAATGAAATAAATTATCTTGATGGGGAATATCTCTATAAATCTTATAATGTAGTATCAAAAATAGATCAAACAAATCTTGTACAAGAAGCAGAGATGTATTTAAATGCTCATAGGGATCCAATGGAACCTCATCCTCCTGCAAGAGCATATGAATCTTTTCCAAGATGTCAATATGTCATAAGACAATTATCGTATAAAAAGTGTTGGAATAATTTACTAAAAAATATATTTTCGGAGGTTAATGACTATTATAAAAATTATTTAAATTCTAGTCCAGCAATTATAAATTTTTGGATAGATAAAGTAGGATTTTATTCTGATGAAAATATTGCTAAGACTTTATATTTTGATAATGATTTAAATGCATATACTGACACTAAATACCACGTTCATAAAAAAAATACTTCGACTGTGTGTATTTTTTATTTACAAAATCCCAACAAAAGGTATGGCACTCTAATAAAAACAAAAAGTAGATCTTTAGTTTTAGAAGGAACCGAAAATTCATTATCAATTTTCAACTCAAGACTATTTCATACTGCGGTTTATCCTGATAGAAAAGAATCTCATCACTATCCTAGATACACAATTGGATTTGATTTGGGAAAAAAATTAAATCCAGGTGAACCAATTCCACCCGCCGAATATTAAAAAAAATGAAAGTAAGTAAAATTCCTGGTTTGGGTAGAAGGGAATGATAGAAGTTCCTCATTTAGAATGGCATGTAACTCATAACTGCAATTTAAGTTGTGAAAGTTGTTCTCATTTTACTAATCATGGTTACGATTGGTTTGTTGATATTGATACATTGACAAAATGGTATTCTTATTGGAATAAAAGAATATCTCCAGAAAGTATGGCAATTTTAGGAGGAGAACCTTTATTGCATAAAAATATAGTTGATATCATATACTTAACTAAAGATATGTGGCAACAACCTAAAGACTCTTATTTTGAGATTGTTACTAATGGAATTTTAATAGATGAAGAAAAACATAAGGATTTACCAAAAGCATTAAAAGATACTGATTGCGTATTATCAGTCTCAATACATTCTACCAAAAAGGTAAGTTTGAAGTATTCTAATAAATTAAAAAAATCATTGAATATTATTAAAAAATGGAGAGATCAATATAATATAAAAGTAAATCTTTACAATATGTTCGGACCGACACATTGGGTTAAAATTTATAATGGATTTGGTATAAATTCTGAACCTTTTGAGGATAACACTCCAGAACAAAGTTGGAAAAATTGTCCAGCTGGACAAAATTGCTTTCAACTGTATAACGGTAACATATATAAATGTGCTCCACTTGCTTATCTACCACTACTAAAAGAAAAATATGGTCCACTTCTTTCGGAAAAATGGAATCCATATTTAAAATATATTCCCTTAACTCCAAATTGTTCAGATGATGATATAATAGAATTTTATAATAGAAAGTGTGAATCTGTTTGTGGAATGTGTCCCAAAAGTGCAGTAAATTTTAAAAAAAATGATCCCTTACTTCCAATAAGTTATTACGAAAAAAATTGTAAAATCGAAGGTAACTAATTATGCAAATGAAACCCGGAAAGTATTGCCCACTACTTAAAAAAGATTGTATTGAATTGAAATGTGCTTGGTTTACACATATTCGTGGCACAAATCCAAACACTGGAGCAGAAGTTGATGAGTGGTCTTGTGCTGTTGCATGGATGCCTGTGATGGCCGTAGAAATTGCTCAAAAAGAAAATCAAACTGGTGCTGCTGTTGAATCATTTAGAAATGAAGTTATAAGAACTAACAATGAAAATCGACAACTTTATTTGGATTCTATAGAAAAAATGGAAAATGGTGTTATTACTGCAACTATTACTCCATTAAATCCTGTCATTAACTTATTGACTTCTGGTGATACGCAAGAAGAAAAAGAATAAATAAAACAGGACTTATATAAGTCCTGTTTTTGGTAAATACCGACGTAAAGCCATATGGCAGAACCGATTATTAAGATTAAAAGGTCATCAGTACCTGGAAAGATTCCCACCACAGTAAGTGTATCTGTAGGGGAGTTTGGTATTAACACCTATGATGGTAAAGTTTATATTCAGAAAAACCAAGGTGCAGTAGGAGTTGGTTCTACAGTTATTGTAGTCAACCCTTGGTCTGTTGGTTTAGGAAGCGATACTTATAATACATTTTTTACCGCTGGAAATGTTGGCGTAGGAACTACAATACCAACAAGTTCTTTTCACGTTGTTGGTAATACGTTAATTACTGGTATTGTAACTGCGACAAGTATAGTTGTTGGTTCTGGTGTTACTATTAATTCCTCTGGTATCAATGCAGGTATTAACAGTGTAACTGCGGGGTTATTCTCTGGTCAGAATTTGGATGTCGCTGATGCTGTTGTTGGTATTGCCACCATTTTCACCTTCGATAGTACTGATGCAACCATAACCAATGCCACTATTACAAACCTAACAGGTACTGTAGACCTATCAGGTATTACAGACTTTAGCGGCACTAATGCCACTTTTACAAACATAACAGGCACTGCTGGTACTATTACAAACCTAACAGGTACTGCTGGTACTATTACAACCTTTAATAGCACTCAGGGAACCATTACAAACCTAACAGGTACTGCTGGTACTATTACAACCTTTAATAGCACTCAGGGAACCATTACAAACCTAACAGGTACTGCTGGTACTATTACAACCTTTAATAGCACTCAGGGAACCATTACAAACCTAACAGGTACTGCTGGTACTATTACAACCTTTAATAGCACTCAGGGAACCATTACAAACTTAACAGGTACTGCTGGTACTATTACAAACTTTAATAGCACTCAGGGAACCATTACAAACTTAACATCAACTAACGTTAATGCTTCTGGTATCACTACTGTTGGATCTTTAAGTGTTGGTGCTGATCAAGTTATTAGTTCTGCAAGACAACTTCAG